CTATAGATAATCTCATGCCTTTATGCAGGACTCATCACACCGAGTGGCATAAGTCCGGGCCAGGTCGAATGATTGAGAAATATATGAACGTACTTAAATGGCTCCATGACCACGGTAGACAAGATATAGTTAGACGCGCTGGGTATAATAAGGCGGTTAAGAAATAAGTTGCGAAAATATCATAGCGGCATTCCAATAGTAAGATATGAAAACAGGCTATTGCTCAGGTAAAGAAAACGGCAGCATGTATCACTCCAAAGCCATGAGCATTAAAATATGCTGGAAGTGTGATGACATAAATCAAAAATCAAAGAGTTGCCTAACATGTAGTGATGAGTTTCTGCCTAGGTGTGGTTCTCGTTTTGTATGCGAAGAGTGCTATAAAAAGAATTCCAGAAAGTTAGATATTCAAGCACATGTATCTAGTGCAGTGAGGCTTTAATGGACCTTTATTTAGTAGTGGAAAGTACTCAGAGTAAAAAGGTTCACCCGACACAGATACATGGAATTTTCATTACCATAGCCGAGGCCGTGAGTTTCTCAGAAATAAACTCAGGTAACTACACATCTAATATTATAGAAGTAAAATCACGCGGGTCACTTAAAGAATTGCTTTTGATTAGTGCACCACAAGCCACTAGACAATTAATAAAAACTAGCTGCTTATAGTGTGTCGAAAGTTAAAAAACGCCAAAAAGCGTTAGCCGATATACCTAAAAAGGTATTAGACGAATGGAAGTACTCGCTACTAAATGCGTTCGATAGACTACAGCTAGAAGATTTAAAAATAGTAGCCATTACAACTTCAGAGCAAGAACATAGAATGGTTTTGTCAGTCGACGTGACCATGCTGCTACCAGGATATGACTTCGTTGCGCTATGCGCCGTGTCTAGCAAGTTCAAAACAGATTGACATGCGGCATAGTTAGTTCAAACTTAGATTTTAGAAATAAAAACTAGGAGACTACTATGGCAAGACCAAAAGCCACTGATCAGCCAGATACCGCCCGCGTTTTCAGAGGATCGCAGACAGTAAACCACGATCTATTCAAGCTTCTCCCATCCGAAATGAAAAAGAATGTCTCGTGGACACCTGGCCAACCAAGGTTTGAATACTTCGAGCATTGCCACATGTTTCATACCGTCGATTCTAGCGGTAGAACTCAAGACACTTCTACCCCAATAGGCGGGCATTTCCATGAGGTTAAGGTAATCCATGGTGAAGGCGATTCCCCACCAACTATAGAGGTTGGCCCCGCGTCGCATCACGTCACCAAGGGTAGCGAGCGTGTTATCGTGCCCTTAGTCTATGACACACATACTCATGACACTAAATATCTATTCTCTGATTCAATTAAAGTAAGAGAATATAATCCTGATTATCTAAAGGTTCAGTCTCAAATCGAAAACAGTAAGCCTCGCGCTATTCCTGGTATCGTAGGCTAATGGATCTTAGACAGCTATGCGTTAAGGTGTATCAAGAGACAGTAACCTTTGCTCTTATCGACTCGGAACTAAAGAGGTCGTTAAAGGTGCATGAACGCGTACCATCTTTCATAGACAGCCTAGTCAAAGAGCTTAGATTTTCTAAGGCAAAAAAAGAAAACATAGTCGCTGCGGTTATCTCTATGACCAATATTTTCATTAGCTCTATCGAAACAAAGGCACGTGAAAACTATATGAGTGACCTAGCTAAGACCACACTGCGTCAAGAGGTCGAGAGACTAAAGGCTGTTCATTCAGAGGCAGAAAAACTGGCCGATTCAAAAGAAATTGAGGTTAACGAAGATGGCAAGACCAAGAGCAGGAGCACCGTCAAAGTATAAACCTGAGTATGGACCGATGCTAGTAGATGGCGCTCGTAAGGGGCAGACCATTTCTATGTTTTGCGATAGTATCGATATTCACAAGGATACTCTTTACGAATGGGTAAAAGTTCATAAAGAATTCTCCGACCATTGGAAGCGGGCGCGTCAAGCAAATGAAGCCTGGTTCGAAAAACTTGGCCTTCAAGGTATGGCCGGGAAACTTAAGGGATTCTCTGCGGCTACTTTCATCTTTTGGATGAAAGCTAAACATGGTTGGCGTGACGACCAAGTTGTGTTTGAAGAGGAATCAGACCTAGAGTTTATATAATATGGGGAGCTACAAAATGGCAAAAGCACCGAAAGCTAAACCAGCAATGGTTAAGAAGCCGCTTAAAAAAGCTAAGCTTAAGTAATGAATTGACGTGGGTGGTAAACCACTGCCCACGTCTTACTTCCCATGATTAAATCTAGAATTAGATATACTAAGAACTCTCACCAAGCTGAGTTCCATGAGGACTTAGTTTCTAAGTATCTAACTTTAGTTGCCGGTTTCGCTTCCGGTAAGACCCATGGCCTAGTTATGAAGTTATTTCAGCTAAGCAGGCTCAATGCTGGCTTTGATGGTGGGTTATTCTGCCCCTCTATACCTGACTACAAAAAAGATATTTTGCCCCTTATGACCGATATTCTAGAAGATAATAGGATTAGGTATAAGTATCATAAAACAGATAAGTGGTGGAGATTCCCATGGTCTTCTGGGGTTTTACAGGTCTTTACGTGTGAAAAATCTATTCGTGGACCGAACTTAGCTTATGCCGGAATTAACGAGATAACTCTAATCTCTGCCACAAGTTTTAAAGAGATAGTCGGTCGAGTTAGAATTAAGGGTGCACCAGTACCTCAGATAGTAGGCAGCGGAACACCAGAGGGCACGAGTCACTGGCTCTATGAAAAATTCATAGATCAACCAATGAAAAATTCTAGAATCATTCATGGTTCTACTCGTGACAACGCGCATAATTTAGCTCCTGACTATATCGATAGTCTACAAAACTCATACGACAAGCAAATGCTCGACGCATACCTAGAGGGCATGTTTGTTAATATGAACAGTAGGCGTTTCTATTATGCGTTTTCTCCACACAAGGCGCATGACAAGACTTTAACTAGGATTGAAGGAGAAGAGGTGCATGTTTCACTCGATTACAACGTGAGCCCAATGTGTGCGACTATGTGGCATATAGTACCACGTATAGACGCCACTAGAAGGGTGATGAAAGACGTTAACGGTAACCAAATGTTTGACCTTCTAGGTTTTGATCAAATAGAAATATTAGATGGCGCTAATACTCATCAAATGTGTGATGCGCTGCTAGCTAGAGGTTACTTACCTGACACTACCACCATCTATCCTGACCCTGCCGGCAATAAACGTTCTACTCAAGGTCCACCTGATAACGAGATACTTAGGAGTAGAGGCTTTCATAAAATCAAAGTACGTCTAGCTGCTCCACGGTTTAGGCAGCGGCAACTTAACGTAAACAACTTGTTAGATAAGAGTCAGATAAGATACAACCCATTAAAATGCCCTGGCGTTAACAAAGACTTCGAAGGCGTAGAGCAAGACCAAATCACTTTTGAGAAGATTAAATCCAACCCAAAACTTACCCACTATTCGGATGGCGTGGATTATTTATGTGATATAATTTTTCAATTTAGTGGGTTGAAACCAGAATCTAGGTCATTAAAGTTCAGGTAAAAGGGAAAAAACAATGCTTTTGACATCTGAAACACAAGTTCTCGATAAGGGTTTTAGGTCACAAGTTTTAGAGGAAATTAACGGGACTGAGAACACTAGGCGTAAAAACGAAGCATTCAAAGCTTATGAGTCATTTAAAGACCATACTGATACGCACGTAATGAACCTTTTGTTAGCTCAGTTCGATACTTCTACGGTTAACGAGATGCAGTATGCGATTACTAACATCTCATTTCTGCGTAAGGTTGTTGATAAGCTAGCTAGAGTCTATTCTAACGGTGTTAAACGGACGCTACCGAAAGTAAAAGACACTAAAACAATCGAGGATGTGGCGTTACATCTCTGCATGAATTCTAAAATGAAAAAGGTTAATAAATACCTGCGCCTTTTTAAGAATACCATGGCTTACGCTAAGCCATATCCATGTGATGGTAAGTTTGACATTGATGTTCAGATTTTAGCACCCTTTCTATACGATGTTATTGAGTCGCCTGAACACGAGGAAGAACCTCTTGTAATCATCCTCTCTGACTTCTCACCTACAAATACAACGCTAAGCATAATGAATACAAATCAGTCTAGTAGGTCACCGACTAGAGGCGTTAGTGCTTATCAGACAAACTATGGCGACGGGAAAGACCAGATCATAGCA